CTTCTGTTGAAAAGGGTTAGCTGCCTTTAGTATGTCCGTTAAATTCACGCTATATATTATTTTTACAAAAGTAACAAATTTTTATGCTATACAACCCACCCTCTTTTCGGTTTCGCATATTTTGTGTATATGGCATACCTCATAGAGTCCATTAAGTGATCTCGAAACTTCACAGGTTCATCAAGTGTATTGCCATCTGTATCGGTCTTCCACTTGTAGTTTTTAATCTCATCAAGCAAATCTAAAGACTCTGACCTAATATGCAAAGGAAATGATTTTACCTTGTTGATTCCTGCATAAACATCTTTAACAGCACTCTTCAAGTTAAATCCTGCCTTATTCACCTCCGCAATAGTTTTTGGTTCAGCAGGGTCAGCAAATATCTCTGAGTTCCTATCAAGCCCTAAAGAACGCATCCTGTCGATTAGTAAAGCCGTTGACATTTTGGTATCGTAGATTAATTGATCGACAAATAACTCGCCATCAAAGTTCTTAACCCTAACAAGGGCTGTTTGATTGTTAAAGCCAAAGTCAAGTCCGTAAAACACATCTCCGCCATCAGGGAAGTTCCTTCTACGCTTCCAATGCGTATAAATTGTCGCTTGCGATATTGCTCTCTCTCCTAAGCCATAAACTCGCCAATATTCATGGTCGGCTGCTTTAAGCCTCTCAATCTCCTCAATGATGCCCTTTTCTAAAAATGGGTTGTCTAGGTAAGTCGTAATCGTAAAGTCGGCATCTTCTCTTGGAACAACCTTATCGTAAATCCAGGAGTAGTAATCCGAAGGGTTATAGTCAATTACTATCTTTTCGGTTGTACGAAGGGACAACTGCATCCAAGATTCGTAGTTTACCTCATTCGCCTCGTTTATAAACAGATAATTACGCTTTCGCCCTCTAATCTTCTGCGGTTGGTCAGTAGAAACGAACTCTACTACATTCCCACCCAAAAAGTAGATATTCTCGGTCTTGTTGTGCTTTTCCTCGCTATAAAGCCCATACTTAGACAAAATCTCAATAAAGTCACGCATTACCGAACCTTTGATGGATGGTAACGAGCTACGACATATTGTCAGCGTCTTTCCTTTCTCTTGGAGAAGTTTAACAATAAACCATGTAAGTACATTGTATGTCTTACCCGATCTCGTTCCTCCTTGCATGATGGAAATCCTCTTGTTAGAGTTTTGCAGTATTTCGAAGACTACGTTTGTGGTAACGTTCATAGGAAAAATTTTAAAAAATAAGTCTGAAGTTTACTAATAGAAAACTTTTGGTTTTATAGGAAGGTAGGGGGGTCTATGCACTTTGCTATTTTAAGGCCCATTTAAGCCTTTCAATCCCAAAGTGGACACATAGTACTATACATAGGATTAAAAGCCGTAGAATCGCCTTAAAATGCGAAATAGAGGCATTGTAGCTATTCCTCATACTCACCTTCCTCGTTAATATCCAATAATTCGCCTTTATCATGGTTGTAAAGTGGGATTTCATCACTTTCTCCTGCCTTGTAAGCAGGTACGACCATTCCTGGCTCTGTTTGCGTATCAAAGTTGATTATCTCACCTTGAGGTAAAGCTTTGTGCTCATCTCCGTCTACTTGTTTCATAATATCTCCAATTTGATTCGGTTTAACTACGTTGACTGTAATCTGCTTAACCACATCTCCTTCATGAGCAACCTCAGTCTTTTCGATATATCCTCTTCTCTTGCCTCTTGTCTTCAGTAAGAACATGGTAGCTAAGGTATCACCTCTAGCAATCCTCTCCATTAACTTTTGTTCGCCAAAGTCAAGCATTATCTCCTCAGGCTCGATTTCAGCCAATCTCTTAGCAAAGTCAGGATCATCCTTCAACCAAGTCTTATACTGTGTCCTACCGACTCCAGAAGCCTCACACGATATGGTGATATTGCCAAAGTTCTCCTTGTAGGCTATGATAAAAGCTTCTTTAGCTATTTCTTTAAATTGTGCGTTCATATTATCTATTCTTTGTTGGTGTGCGAATTGAAATAATGCTAGTGACCTTCTTCTCCAGGTTATCATAACCTAACCACTTGCCACAATTAGTGCATTCAAACTGAGTAGTCTTGATTTGACTAAACCAAACGTATCCATCAGTCTTAGTACCACATTTACAAGTGTACTCTCGTTTGCCGTAAGTATCTTTCATCTCAAATGTTTAAAAATGTTAAAATCATTGTTTTATATCAGAATATTGGGGGGCACAAGGGTGTTAAAATTTTGTTAACGCTAAAACAAAGGGTAGGGGGTATAGTACCCGAAAAACCCGTCTATTTAGCCCTAAAATTAGGTTCGTACCTACTTTCTCAAGGCATGGCTAGTCCATGTACTACTAGATACCTTGCTTGTCTTATTCGGGCTTAAAATGGCGTTTATATTCATTGGTTAATTATTGGTTGATAGGTTGCTAAGTTAATACGAATAATTTAATGATTGTTGACTGACTCAGAGGGCAAAAGTAAAAATCACTAGATCTATTCTATTAATATACTACTTACTAATTAAAGTATTAAGTACTTAAGTAGCTAATTACTTACTATATTAATATAGTATTAAATTAGTAATTAAACAATTTATACTAGTATACTAGTAATTTAATACATTACCAGGTTAACCAGGACAAAATAAATTTTAAATTATTTAAACATTTTTACATTTTGTATTGATAAGATCCTTATCTTTAGATCCTAAACAAAACAAAACATATGCAACATTTAGACAACTTTCTACAGCTTTACTCTTTAGCTTTAGTTACCTTAATATTAGGTAATGTAGCTAGATTGGTATCTGATTATCTAATCACTAAAATAAAATAAATATGATAAACTTTATCGATCTAGCGATCTACTTAATCATTGGGACGCTACTAATTACCTTAATCAAAACAATATTTCAAGAACTACAAAACAAATAAAAATGTCAATTAAACTACAAAACAAACCGCAAAACAGCTACAAGCCCGTTAAGAACCTTTTAAGTAAGGGATCAACTAACAGCAAAACAGTAAAGAACGATCTAGAGACGTTTATACTTTATCTAGCTCCCGCTAACACGGTTGAGGGCTTTAACCTTTGCCCTTTTGCGTCTAAGGGTTGCACGTCCTCCTGTTTATATTCGGCGGGACGTGGTAGGTTTTCAAACGTTCAATTATCTAGAATAAACAAAACTAAGTTTTGGGCTTACGATCGTTCTAATTTTTATATCCAACTAGCAAACGAAATACTTTCTATTCATGACAAAACAATAAAGAACGGCAATAAAATTGCAATACGTTTGAACGGCACGTCCGATATCGATCATTTATATTTGTTAGAACGTTACAGCGGGATCAATTTTTTAGATCCTTTCTATAGTAGTTTACTTTTTTATGACTATACAAAGAACCCCAATATAATTTCTAGATATAAAAATACTAGCTACAAAGTAACTTTTTCTAGATCTGAAACAAACGAAATAGAGGCTAAAAGGATCTTAAAATTAGGGGGCAATGTAGCTATAGTATTTCAAGATCAATTGCCTAAATTTTGGCACGGCTATAAAGTAATTAACGGAGACGATACAGATTTAAGGTATTTTGATCCTGTCAATGTAGTGGTAGGGCTTAAAGCTAAAGGAGACGCAAAAAAGGACGTTTCAGGGTTTGTAGTTAGATAAATATAAAAAGGGCTATTAATTTAGCCCTTTATCCTTTGCCTAATTGGTAGGTTTATGCGTTCGATCCGCACAAAGGAGCAAACCAAAACAAAACAAAATGAATATTAGAGATTTAAAGGTAATTATCTTGAAATTAGAACAAGAGAATAACCCAAAGGATGCAAACCTATTGCAATTTTACAAAGATCTTTATACTGAAACGCTTGAAAAAATAGCGGAGAAAGTAGCAAAGGAACTAGAGGAACAAAGTAAAAAAAGTTGGTTTGAACATTTAGCCCGTTAAAAAGCTATTTTAAGCCAAAATAAGACTATTAAATTTAAATTTAATCATATGATAAGCCAATAAAAAAATATAGCCATTATAAGCCTAGAAACGGGCTTTAAATTGATATTTATATCGGTATTGGTATCGGTATGCAATTTCCAGGACAATTGCCATTTGCAACTGCTTTTTAGTTACATATGCCAAAAATCTAGCAAAAAACCCCAAAAAACCCTTGGCAAAAATCTTTGACAAAAACCCTACAAAAACCCTACAAAAATTTGGTGGGACAAAAACTTTTATATATTTTTAAACATTCAAACTAAAACAAAACAATGAAAAAAACCTCAATCACTTGGTTGCTAACAAACCAAGCAAAAAACCCCAAAACAAACGAAACCATATATACTTATATGGATACAGATGGTAGGATCTTTAAAATGGAGCCACATCCCAAAAAACCTTTTACATATTATACTGAAGCATCTGAATCAGTTAGTAACAAGGAGCAATCAAAAATCTTGGATACATATATTGAAAATGGTATGAATCAAGATCAATTTATTGGAGGATTTCAAGAAGCAATATCAAAAATCACATTTTAAAACTAAAAATATGTTAAAACAAATCTATCTAGAACTTATCAGAAGTGGGATCAATCCACTAGGATATGATGAACCCGATTATTTTGACGAGGTTGACGCATCTATCACATTGCCAAAAAATCACCACATTCAAATAGGTGAATCTTATTTGATCCTATGGCAGTCAGTAGAAAAAGGTGAAAAAATGATCAAAGAAGTAGAGCTTGATCAAATTGATAATAGCAAAGCAGTTGCTAAGTTTATAAACATAGTAAAAACACAACTAAATTAATTTTATGATAAATAAATTTGACGTAATGGCTGAAAAAATAGCCAATGTCTACAAAGAACAACAGTTACAAGAGATAACAGATATATCTATTCAGATATTAGATTTTTTAGTTCAAAATGATTTTGTTCACGATTGTTTTGATACAGATGATCAAACAGAATTCTTTGTACAAGATAAGATAACTGAAATTCTAACTAAAAATCTTATAAAATAATGGCAAAGATCCTAGTGGCTTGTGAAGAAAGCCAATCAATTACAAAAGAGCTTCGTGATTTAGGTCACGAGGCTTTTTCTTGCGACATTCTACCTTGTAGTGGTGGTCATCCCGAATGGCATATACAGGCTGATGTTTTTACAATTGTTAACCAAGGATGGGATCTTATGATCGCACATCCTCCATGTACATATTTATCCGTAAGTGGAGCTAGACATCTTTACAATAAAGATGGATCTAAAAATCTTGAACGATGGGAGAACCAAAAAATCGCCTTAGATTTTGTACAAAAGCTTATGGATTGTCCGATCCCACGAATAGCTATCGAGAACCCTGTATCGGTTATATCAACAAAAATCCGTAAACCCGATCAAATCATTCAGCCATATATGTTTGGTGATGAGGCAACTAAGACAACCTGTTTATGGCTCAAAAACCTTCCAAAGCTTGAACCCACCAAAATGGTTGGTAAAGGAGAAAGAACTGTTTTTAAGAGTGGTAAATCTCACCCAAAATGGTATGCGGATGCTTTAGCCAATGCAAAAACTTCTGCCGAACGTAGAACCCTAAGATCAAAAACCTTCCAGGGCATCGCCAGGGCTATGGCAGATCAATGGACTAAAAATCTTTTATGATTTTCTTAACAAATATTAACAAAAAACTTTTAAATATATGCAAAAACTTACTAATTTTACATTCATCACAAACAAAACAAAATGAAAAAATTTATTATCGTTGATTGGGCTGACAATCATTGTTACACAAACCAAGTATTTAATTCTTTTGAAGACGGTTGGTCTTTTCTTTATGCTAAATATCCTGCAATAGACGGAGATGATAGAGAAGATGAATTAGATCAATATTCGGTAATACCATTAAAATAAACAAAACAAAAACTCATGCACGAATTAATCACACTCAGTTATCAGATGAAGTGCGGTATTACTGGCACTATCATCGACAAAGGCGAACAAGCCTATTACAACCACCAGACAAAAACTTGCATTCATCCATTGGAATATGAGAAGAATATGAGCCAGGTCAAGATAGGCGATCCAAAAACCTACTTTACTAGACACCAAAAACTTAACAAATAAAACATACAACACATGAAATTCGAATTTGTAGCCGAAACCGACCAATTACTTAACGACACAATCTACTTTACCAAGCAAGATGGTGTATTTATCAGTGGAACTATCAGCACTAAAAAAGAAGTAGCTTATGCCATCTTTGAGAAGCTTAGTCAAGGTCTACCACTCAGAACATCAGAAGTACTAGAAACAAAAATCTATCCAAAACCCTCAGAAGAGGAATAAAACCAACACAATGCTGAAACTAACCCTAGAGCAAAAGAAAAAAGGTATCAAAGAAGAGTTTACCTATGTAAACAGTAACGGAAGAATGTCAAAACAATACACCTACAAAGGGATGTATATAACATGGGATAACCAAATCCTACATGGCAAATGGTATTACTGGAGAGCTAGTTATTACGCTTCTTTAGATGCAGCAGTTCAAGGAATAGACAGACATATCAATCACTTTAAAACTAAATAAACAAATGCTACAAATTACAGATTACAGAAGCCTTTTTAGGTATGGGGACATGAAAAAGATTATGGAGATAACAGGCTATAGTCGTTATGTTATTGAAACAAGACTTAAGAACAATGACTATGAAATGACCGAGCTAATAAAAACCTTTTATTCTAAAAAACTAGAACTACTTAAAAACCAAATAAATGATTACAGCGAAATATAGGACTCCAAGACAAAATCTATTTAAAAGAAAGATTCACAATGTGGACCAGGATATAGTCAATAACATAGTAAAGCAAATATCTATTGTCACTAATTTACCTGAAAAAGTGATTACTAAAAAAGGTAGATATAGACCTCAGGTACTTGCTCGTAATATGTGCTTCTATATCCTTCATGTTCACTATAAACAAAAAGCCGCCCAGATAGCTCCTTATTTTAACAAGGATAGGACTACAGTTTTACATGGCATTAACACCTTTGTAAACGATATAGAGGTAGTGCCTTACTATATGGAGCAATATGAGAAGGTAAGAAGCAAAATAAAGATTCCTAAATTATATTCAGATAACTATTAAAACAAACAAAATGCTATCATCATTCGCACACATGAACGAAACAGACAAAAAAATCTTTGTCGCTAAGATTATCCACAACATGAACTACAGCCAATCAAGTTTTGAAACTATGGAAGCTATAGTTAAAATGTGGGAACAATATCCAATCAAACAAGCAACTTTTTTTACACAATCAAATCAATTAACAAATGGAATTGCAAACAACT